GTACCGCTTGCTTGTCCTGTTGTGGTAAAAGCTGTAGTGGTAGCACCTAATGTAGCTGAGCTAGTGTATAACGCTAATTTAAAAGTATGACCAGAACTGGCAGTAAAGTTATGTGTTGCTGTCAACAGTTCTTTTTTAAAACTAGTCACTAATGTTGATGATATCGCCATTATTTAATCTCCTTTAAAATATTAGCTAAATCTTTATTACCTTGTTTGATCAATGAGTTACTTATAGTACAATGTTCACTCTTGATCGCCTGTTTAATATGATATAGTATTGTTTCGTAAATAGCAAGTTTATAAGCTTCAGCTTGTTGCCTGATATGTGGTGCTGCATTTTCTGATATACCACATATTCTAGCTGTAGCTCTTTCTGCCCAGTACTCTGCTGAGTGACCTTTATTATTTTCAGTAGCTACCTTTATTAAACCTAAACCACTTTCTGAATTATCTAACATCAGTATCTTTTAGCCTCAGGTGGTCCGTCTATAACAGTTCTAATTTCACTTATATTTTTAAGTTGTTCTTCTCTTAGTTTATCGTTATACCAAGATAATTTAACTTGTCTGTATGTTCCTTCAGAATCTATAACTAATATATCTGGGTCATCAAGTCTATGATAACCATACAACCTTTCCTCTATAGGTGAGTTAGTGTCAAGTAAACCTGAGCGTGGTGCTACATTAATAATCATACCAGCCTCAACACATTTAGATAACCAATACTCACAACAACCTTTACCAGCTTCAGCAAAGTGTATGTTACCTTTATAACTAAAATCTATACCAAATAAATTTAATGATTTTACTTTATTATATAAAGCGAAAGCAAAAGCATAGGGTACTGTGTTATTAAAGTAAGCACAATCAGTAGCCTGAGCTACTTCTTCTAGGGGGTAGAGTATGGCTGAAGGTACTCTTTCATCGAGTGTACAGGTATATATAGGAGTTTTATTAACTGGTAACCATCTACGCATTATACCTGTTTGAGTACCTGCGTCGTCAGTATCTAAAAACCTACTTGGTGGATCTAGCATGAAAACTCTATCACACTTAGTGATAGCCCCCATACAATTTATTCCCCAAACTTCATCGTAAACGTTTGAGTGTATTAAACTTAGGTGAAAGTCTAGTTGACTCTCGCCCATAGCGACTATGGCAATATTCTTGCCCTCTAATTCTTTTTCTATCATGACTGGGGTGTTCTCCGTACTTCATCGTATCTGTTTTGGTCTCGGGTAGATTTACCCTCACCAAGATTTTTAAGTGAAGCTATAGCCTCTTGAAACCTAGCCTCATAAACTGGTGTTGTTTCAAAAGTTTTTAGGTAAGTATTAGCTTCTACTAAACTGCCATAAAGCATAGCGTTTACTGCATTAGTAGAAAGCCAAGTACTGCCTGTGGCTGTAGCGGTTAGCGAAGTTGGTCTGTAAAAATAATGTAGCTCAAAGTTATAGTTTGAATCTGGTGTAGGGGCTAGTATAAAACTATTTTCATCAAACTCTGCGTAATATTTAGGTTGTGCTGTAGTTCCTTCAGCGGGAGTAAAATCACGTATAAATGATACATGTTTTAATTTTAACATGTGATATTTATTACTTGAATCTATTACAGCTAAACTAAATGGTGATAAAAAATCAGTAGGCATAGCTAAGTAAGTATTACTAGCAGTACCTGCACCTGTTACATTTTTTCTAAAAACATCAAGCTGTACACTTTTTAATATACGCTCCTCTGCACTTTTTATAAAATCAGGTAGATGTGTTACAAAACTTGACTCAGTGCTTTCAGTGTAATCCTGTACAGCTGTTTTTAATGATGATAAAGTCCAACTCATGATACTATGTTACTATAGTTACGCTTCCTAGACTAGCCTCTAAAGTTTGAAGATCAAAACTTGAGCCTATGGGATCGTTGTGACTTATATCCATCGAGGGTGCGCTTATACCTAGAGAATCTTTAGTGTTTTCAGTTCTTACTATGCCGTACCCAGTAGTTGGAGCTGGTTCTGTAGGTCTAGCTTGCCTTAAAGCTTCAGGGTCAACAGGTTGTAATATAGGCTCTAATTGTGGGTGTTTAAGCTCAAAACACTCAGGACAAGTTTTTAAACCGTTCCACTCTTTTTTAAGTTCGGTGTATTTATAAACAAAACCGCATCTATCGCATCTAGCCCTTGATTTTTTACCTGCAGCATAAGCCATTATTTTTTCTTCCTACTTTTCTTTACAGCCTCTTTACCTTTTCTTGACACGTCTTTTTGAACCTCTTTTAGCAGCACTCAATTGAGCTTTGGTGGGTGCACCTTTAGCACCTTTTTTACGCATTTTTTCACCTGAACCTGCTTTGATTCTTTTACGTTTAGCGTGTATGTTAGCCCATAGACCTTTACGTGGCATTAATAACTGCTCCTAGCAGGTGTTAATCTTAATGAAACTCTTGGTGAGTCTTCATCTGCTGCTAATTTAAAATCTTGTTCGTATTGTTGTTTTAATAAACCTACTCTCTCAGGGTTCTTTTTCATAGCTATATAATAAGCTAAACCGCTAGTTAAACACGGCATAAATCTTGAAGGTATCTCAGGATCTTCAGCTGAGGAACTAACGTCATCAATACGTTGTACGTTATAACTAATTAATTTATAAGTAGACGCTGTATCTGGTGTTGGCCATAGCTTTACCACCGGACTAATTTGTCTATCTACAAAATACTGTGTAGGTCTGCCCTTAGCATCTTTATCTGGTATGTTTAAATACTCACTCCTACCGATACGTTCTATTTGTAAATCGGTATCATTACCTGAATCAGTTTTTCTTATTACGGCACTTAATATATCTATATCATAACTATTAAAAGTATAACTAGATGTACCAGCCGTTAGGTTAGTAGTTACCTGTTCTATAGTCCAGAGATTGACACCCCTGTTAGACCAATCGGCGAACATTATATTTAATGAACGCCGAGCAGTCTCTGCGTCGTACCCAGTTCTAAGTTCAATACCTGCTAGTTCAAAAGCTTCTTCTATAGCGTCAGCTATACTTAATGAAAAAGTTTTAGTACCAGAGGTAGCCATTATTCATAATCCTTTGTACAGTGTAGAATTATTAAATAAGTATCGCCTGAACTATGTCCAGTAGTTGTAAGTAAAATGTCACCATTTTTACCACTGCCTGATGTATTTTGTAGTCCACCAAAAGGTGAAAAATCTAAAATACCGTCAGCACTAGGGTTTAGCTCCATACATAAAGTATTAGAAGAAGCATTCCAGAATAAACCTATTTTAGTAAAGCCTAGTATTGAATAATAAACTTTATTTAGTTTTACTCCTGTGCATGCTGCCCCGTCACTTTTACGTGCTGTTAAACCGCTTACATCTACTTTAGCGACGGCACTTTCACCAGTACCGTCACTTACATTAGTCAGCTGAACTATAAAATCTTTATCTCCATCTATGATGGTAGTTGATGTTACTGCATCAGCCATAGTTTACCTCCCTTACGCGTCTGCGAATGGAGTAACCACAGTACCAGAAGCAAGGTTAATACCTTCTACTGCGTACTTGGCTGCACCTATAGCGGTTACTTTTATAACAGTGCCAACTATACCACCTTTAGTAGTACCGTTTAAAGTAATGACATCATTACTAGCTCCTGAAAAGAATGTTTTACCTGCTGCGTCACTTTTACCCATATATAATCCACCAACGAACTTATCAGTTCCGTCAGTTTTGATATCTAAGTCTGTAGCTGCAGTTTCTATAACAAAAGTAAAAGTAGCACCTAAGTTATTTGACTGATTAGGATCATCATCTCTACCAGGAGCAGTAGCTACTATACTAGGTAGAGTAAACTTACCGTCAGCGTCATTACAAGTAAGAACCTTACCTGAGTGTGCGTCTACTGTTAAAGATGTGTCTGCAGTTAAACTAACTACGTTAGCATTACCTGCTGAAATAAAACCAGCTAAAGATTTAACTGGTCCTGAGAATGTCGATTTTGCCATATTAAGTCTCCTTAATTTATCTATCGTCTTGGCTTGTCTGCTAGGTCAGTCGATAGATTGTTATTATTCCTAGAATTTAATTCTAACTTAATTACCCCCAAAAAGAAAGGGAGCCGAAGCTCCCTAACTTAACGTTTATAATAAACGTCACCCCAAACATTATGCTCCTGGTGAGCCGTAAATGCCTCTCCAATCACTAAATCCGAAAGAATATCTTTCTCTAGCTTTGTATCTGACATTTCCGGTCTCGAAGTCTCCTTCCATACCAGTTGACATTGGCGACCTTACGAAGTGTTTTAACCCGTTAGGAGCGTCAGTCTTAATGAAGAAAGCATCAGTATCTGTAAGATAATGATTTACAACGTAACCTTCTGGGAACATACCCATGTTTTTCATTGCGTTGATGTCATTATCAGAAGTATTAACTCTTCCTGGAGATTGTAATATTCTCTCAGCCACAAACTGTAGTTGTGGTGGAATAATTAATTTTCTTGCTTGTACATTTACTTTCAAGCCTCTTTCATCTTTGTAAGCTGAAATATCAATTAAAGCATTTTCTAATGAAGTTTCATTCAAGTCAGCTGCAGTGCTTGGCTCATTCGCCTGATCTCCACCTGTTAAAGATGGGTGGTCAGTTGTCATGAGTGGTTTACCGTCGCCTCCTGGGAAGGAGGTTGAGAAACCATTATTAAGTACATTTGCTGCTTTCACTTGCTTAGTGTTAGCCATTGATCTAGCCAAAGCTCTTGTGTATCTTGAAGAAAGACTATCATAAAGATTATCTTCAATAGCCTCTTCTGTTAACGCAAACGCTAAAGCTACAGTCTCGTGGCTGTATCT